CTTCGCATTATGGAGTCAAATACCATTTGTCTAGACGAAGAGGCCGTCGAGGCCGCCTCAGGCTCTAGTGAAAGTGCACTTAATAAAGACTTTGGTGATGCATATAACGGTGAATATGACGAGCCTCCCGCCTTCGAAGATGAAGATGCGGCCGATGCTGAAGACTCGGGTAAAAATACCGGAGGTGCCGGTGAATATGACGAGCCTCCCGCCTTCGAAGATGAAGATGCGGCCGATGCTGAAGACTCGGGTAAAAATACCGGAGGTGCCGGTGAATATGCCGATCTTGACGATCCGGACGATCTTGACGATCCGGACGATCTTGACGAGCCGGACGATCTTGACGATCCGGACGATCTTGAAGATCCCAATGACGACGCTGGTGAATATGCCGATGCTGACGACGTCAGTTGAGGCGCGGGTTTACGAAACCTATTAAAAAATGCTGCATTTTTTGACTTCGCATTCATCTCTTCTTCAATCCTTTCAATCTCATAATCATCTCTACACTTTCTTAGAAGAGCTCTCTTTTCTTCTTCGCAACGTTCGCGAATACGTGTTTTTTCTTCTTCAAAAGCGATGAATGCTAGATCGAACATTTCTTTGTTTTCTTCTTCGCAACGTTCGCGAATACGTGTTTTTTCTTCTTCAAAAGCGATGAATGCTAGATCTAACATTTCTTCATTTATATCCATATTTGTTTATATTATATAGTATTTTTTCTTATTTTTTTCTTATTTTTTGCGTCTTTTACGGCAGGATCATTGCAAAACGGAATATAGAATGTACTGCTGTCATAAGTTTTGATAAACTTTATGTTATCAACAGCGTTGCATAGTGCAAACTCGCCGGGGAAAAAACGGTCGGCATCGGCATAATGAGCCAAATCCTGTGCAACAAAGCCGTCAAAACCTCTTTCGCACATTTCCTCGGCTACGCATCGATCGGTATCGTATGTGCTTTTTCGTATAATAGTATTGGATAAGTCAATTGTAAACGAATTTGTATATATGATACCAACCTTACGTGCGTTTTTGACAGTTTCAACGTCTGAAAAATCCAGTAGATGTAATTCATTTGTTACTTCAAATACTGACACTGCGCCGAAGTCATTGCAGTACCGAGTTGTATTATCGTTGCCTAGTGACTCTGGTAATGCATAATTCATAATGTCTAACCCGTTAATTCCAAAAAATGTATAATTTTCGCAAACCCCAACGGAATGACCCATCAACTTTCCGGCTCGCTGTAAAATAAAACCCGGTGGTATTCTAATACATTTTAATCGGAAGTATGTTTCTTTATTCGGGTGGAGAGCGTCGACATATGCGTGTCGAAACGTCGATAAATCCAACCGATCCGTTGTATATCGCTCGATTAGATTTTTAACTACATTAAAAATAAAGAAGCGGATCGACTGGTTTGAATCGCACTCGGTAGAATTGTTAAAAATATCGTCAATTTGTTCGTCTTCCATTTGTTCGTCTCCAACGATAAACGTCGTGAGACGATAATTTAATACTACATCTGGAATATCACACAAAAATTGTAAAAATCCCTCTCTATTATTGGACGCGACGATATCTGATATCTTATCGCTTATTTGCGTTATGGTTTCGCTGCCTAGCAATATATGACTAAAATCGGGAAAGGTGCTAATAAAATTGCGGGCAATAGATTCATTCCATGTTTTCCACTGATTCGAATGGAATAGAGACACTAATTTTTCACGTCGTTTTGCAAGAACGCAGGTTTCAATCGAGTCTAGTGTTTCTAGTTGTCTTTGTGCGTATTCCCTGTATTCAGGGTTAGCTAAATCTTCTAATAACATTTTTCTTACATGAGATGTTCCGTATATAAAATCGTGCATAAAGTTGGTGGTGTTTCTGAACGCCTTTTCAACGATACGATGGCAGAAAGGTATCTCTTTTTGCCTATATTCCATTTATTATTCATTTTTTTTTAATAATAAATGTCTATATCAAATATCGTAAAAACACTTGCACTTCTTTCTATTTCGATTTTTATCTTGTATCTTCTAATACGGTATGATAAGGAAAATTTTTCTATTACAATTGGTCCTGTACAGACTCCAAGTATTATTGCTACAAACCAGACAATCATGCAGAATAACGCATTAGCTTCTCTTCTATCGTCAGTTGACCCATCGGTAAAATCTGCCTATACTGCTGCATACAACAAGTACGTTTCTTCTTATAGTTCACTTCCAAGCTATTCACAACTAAGTGATGTTGCAACTTACGACGCAACAACAAATTCATATATTTGTCCGGCGTCTTCGCCTGTACCTTCTTTTGTAAATGGCAAGATTATTTGTTCTCCTAATGACACGGTATCGGTTTTTAATTGTATACCAGGAACAACTTTTTCATACGGTTCATGTATAAATGGAACATCGGTTGCAACACGGACAGGAGACATTCAACCGTTAAACGGCGGAACACAATGTCCGCCTGTTACATCAAACGTTTCGTGTGCCAACTGTTCGGGGAGTTGGTCGGCGTGGGGGGCATGTAGTGCAGCATGCGGAGGCGGAATACAAAAACAAACATACACAATTTCTAATCAGTCTTCTAACGGAGGGGCTCCGTGTTCAAATAATACTGGAGACGTCAATACACAGTCATGTAACACACAAGCATGCCTTTCGCCTACAATGATTACGTATACTACATCCGGAACAATAACGATCCCTGTTGGTTATTCATACATGGATGTTACCGCTATTGGAGGAGGAGGTGGCGGTTCATCTGGCGCAAATGCACACATGGAATACGACGCGTCAAATCGCGCATTTTACCGTGATACATCTGAGAAAATGGGTGGAGGAATTGGAGGAGCCGCTGGACAAATTGTTAATCAACTAAACATCCCAATTACCGGTAATTCATTTACATATTCTGTTGGTCAATCTGGATCAGGCGGAGGCGCGGTTGGATCGTCGCCTACATTAGATGAGACAGGCACTATTTATATTGTATCGTCTCCAAACGTATCTGGCAGTTCTGGCGGTAACACAACTTTTAAATACGGAAATCTAACGTTACAAGCGGTAGGAGGGGCAGGAGGATCAGGAGGTCTTGGAATTGGGCAGTCAATAGTTGGAACAAGCGGCGGGGCTAATAACCCATCATACGGAAACGGTGGAGCGGGAGGGAATGGATGCAATATGTCGACTAACGGTGTACCAGCCTACCCAAATCCTGGAAAGGAACAGTCAACGTCCGGCAAAAATGGGACAAATGGTATATTGCAAATTACATTTCACACTTAAAAATGATAAAACATAAAATTTTATCGGTACTCGATAAAATGTCGTTCATTACCGACCTGCAAACTAACATTACTGTCCGAAATTTAAAAGGAGACGAGGAGACGTTACATGTGGCGGTCGGGGTTAATGCCGAAACCGTTAAAAATCTTCTAATCCAGTCGGGTATGGTAACAAAACAAGATGACAATGTGATTGTTCTGATTGAACATAACGAATCAGAGTTTACAGTATTGCAAGATGACTACAAATTTGAAAAATCATACTACAATCTCACTGTCCAAACAAGCGATCGGATTCGGTTTAAGTGTGAACTCTATGAACTGCTTGATTTCCATAGAGCGCTTTCTAGAAAGCGTGATAAAACGACGACAGACCAACTATATATGCAAAACATTAATGCCGCTATACAAGATCTAGACTGTCAACGAACACAAACAACCATTCGCGAGTTAGGCAATCGCGACCTAAATGAACTTGAAAATTATCAATTGTCAGACCTTTCACGGTGTTTGCGACAAATTGTTAATAAAAAGCCGGAACACGAACAAAAGATACAATCGATTGATACGATTCTAGACGAGAGAGACTGTCAAAAAATACGAACAACCATTCGCGAGCTGAACAACCGACCCCTAAATGAACTTGACGATTATGACCTATCAAGTCTTGGGAGGTGTTTGTGTCAAATTGTTAATAAAAATCCGGAACACGAACAAAAGATACAATCGATTGAGTTGATGATAAAAGAAAGAGACATTGCCAAAAAACTACAAAAGATTGAAGACTTTGGAAGTCGTAGTTTGACTGAACTTGAAAATTTTGAATTGATATTACTTAAACGGTGCCTGAATAAAACATTGGACTCCCAAAAGATACATACGATTGAGACTATACTGGTAGAGAGACAAGTTGGAAAAAATCGGAGAATCATAGAAGCGTTTTATAATTTGCAATGAAGCCATTCTGTATTGTATATATACATTTCATTAACTTTATTTAATTTTTAGTTAAATAAAGATGAAGGTTTTATTTTTAATTTTAATTGTATTATTTTCAGTGGCTATTTTCTTGTTTATAAAAAAAGAGAATTATAGTTCTATAGATACTTTTGGCTTTATTGTGATTCGTCATGTAAATGACAAACAAACAGATAATTACTGGAAAGAATCTTATCGATGTATTCGTTTATTTTATCCGTCAAGTAAAATTATAATCATTGATGATAACAGTAACCCCGAGTATGTAACTAATATTGAATTAACAAATACGACAATTATACAATCAGAATATAAAGGACGAGGTGAGCTTCTTCCTTATTATTATTACGCAAAACTTGGCAAATATTGGTTTAAAAATGCTGTTATTTTACATGATTCTGTTTTTATTCATAAAAAAATTGATCTTACATCAGACAATGGTGCCTATAAAATGTTATGGACATTTGCACACGATTGGGATCAAATAGAAGACGAAACACGTATAATCAATCATCTAAACAATTCCGATGAACTTCTTCAATTTCACAAAGATAAAAATAAATGGACTGGTTGTTTTGGCGGAATGGCGATCATATCATATGAGTTTCTATTATCTATTGATCGAAAATATGATTTATCTAAACTACTAGTACCAATTACAACTAGATTTAATAGATGCTCATTTGAACGTGTAATCGCTTGTTTAATGCATTATCATTATTTAGATTATTCAAAGAAACCTCCAAAAAATTCGTCTAATATTCTTTATGGCATTATTCACGACTATTGTATATGGGGATATACCTTCGATGAATACACCCGTGATCTTAAAAATAAAACAATTAATCAAAATACATCTTTTGTTAAAGTCTGGACAGGCCGCTAAAACCCCCCATTTAAATAAAAATTAACGAAAACCACACACAACTATACGGCAGATTTAGATTGGACTCCCAAAAGATAAGATTGGTACTGGAAGAGAGAATCATAGAAGCGTTTTATAATTTGCAATGAAGCCTTTTCGTCACAAGAGATAATTCGAAAAAATCAGGAATTTTATTAATATCGTCTTCATCCTCAATATCCTCAATATCCTCGATATTCTCAATATCCTCAATATCCTCAATATCCTCAATATCGTCTTCAATATACTCATTTACCCATTCATCACTGCTTTCATCGATATATTCGTGTTCAAGTAAGCTCTTTATCTTTTGGACCCATTCGTCGATGCCCCTTTTATAATTCCATCGGAGCGCGTTTTCAAAACCTTCAAGGTGCATGCAAATATTATCGATATTGGAATCTTCTGAGTGTTCGGAATGAGCATTTTCGTGTAAATACAAGCATAGCATAGAATGAATCCATGCAAACTTTTTACCGATTGTTCTGTAAAACTCGGGGTTTCGTCTTTCTTCAACGCGTTGCTGATTTCTGATCTTTATACGTTTGTTTGGCATAGAATACTTATATTATTTATGTGATTCATAAATAATGTTTAGGAATACCGGATTTTATAATTTTTATAGTTTAATGCTTCCGGGATCTCTTGGCCGAACGACTCTTCTTGACCGAGCGTTTAGCGGAACGAGGCTTTGCCGAACGGGCCTTCTTGGTCGATCGTTTAGCGGAACGAGACTTTGCCGAGCGTGCCTTCTTGGCCGAGCGTTTAGCGGAACGAGGCTTTGCCGAGCGTGCCTTCTTGGCCGAGCGTTTAGCGGAACGAGGCTTTGCCGAGCGTGTCTTCTTGGCCGAGCGTTTAGCGGAACGAGGCTTCTTGGCAGAGCGTACTTTCTTGGCCGAGCGCTTAGCGGAACGAGACTTGGCCGAACGCGCCTTCTTGGCAACACGGGTCTTTTTAGACGAACGCTTTGCTGAACGAGATCTGAAACCCCAACTAGCCGAGTCGCCCGTCCAACCATCATCGGTGTTTAATAGACTTTGATATTCATCTCTGTTTGGTTTGTCTAGCCCAGCTTTCTTTTTGTATGCTTCGCGTGCTTCTTTTTGTCTTTTAATTTCTGCTTGTTGTTGTTTGGTAAAACCAGGTTTTTCGGCGGATTTAAGTGTTCTAACACCAGGTCCAAATAAAGATGACAAGTCGTCTGAATATGTGTCATCTGAATCAACCTTAGTTTTTATAGGAACTTTTCCGTGCCATTTGTTCCACAAATTTTTCTTAATTTCGGCAATTTCTTTGGAATCTTTTCCAAATGTTTCGCGCTCGACTAAATCCTGATATTTTTTCTGTTGCAGCTCTTCGTCTCTACGTTGGTCAACCTTTTTGATCTCGGCTTCTTTTTTGAGGCATGATTCGCTCTCTTTCTTGACAACAGATAATTCCTTTTCTAGTTTATCTACAGTGCCTTCGAGCGTTTTGACACGCTGTGCCGATAGATTTTCACTGGATGAAAGTTTAGCGGCGCACTCATCGCTCTTTGACTGAATCGATCCCAATTTAGATTCAAGCCCTTGAATTTCAGACATTTTCTGTTCTAGTTTAGAAGCGCATACTTCACTGGCGCCTCGAATGGAGTTCAAGCTGCGCACCAAGGATTTAGCGCTTGGCGCACCTGGTTCGCTTACCTTTTTAGCGGTTTTTTTGGCTGGTTTTTTTGTAACCGACTTTTTACTACCGACAAAATAATTTGGCATTTATATAATATAAAAAAAATAATTTTTAATTTTAATTTAAATGCGTCAATGATTTGCAATTTGATTGCATTGAAATTTCGTTACCGGCAATAAAAATGAAAATATAGAGACCAGCGTTTAAAAAATTCTAAAATGAAGCTGCTAAATATGATTATTTTTGTAACTGGTCTGTCTGAGACGACAGTCTCAGACTCTAATGGGTAGATGGAAGCCAGCCGACGCGAAAACAACACAAATCAGATCGTATTTAGCCGATATTGATAATTGCGGTATTTACAGTTATAAAAAAATCGAATATAAAAATCTATAAATTAAAATTGAAATTATTTTGGTTAACCTCGAACCGATTGAAAAGATGCTGTCCGATTTTCTGGCGATTGCCTTTCTTATGAGCCCGGGTCGGAATTGGCCCATTCTATTTTTTGAGACGATTGGGATAGTCTATACTTTTTCGGCGATTCTTTCTATGCCAATGGAATTCTTTACTAAAAAAATTATCTTTCTGTATACCGTCATGTATACTATTCGGACGCTATTTTTCTTCTACTTATTGTGGAGAGACGTTAGACTCTCCATGGATCGCGTATTGTTTACCATTGTCACTACACTCTGCTCGATTCATTACAGTATAAAAAGAGGCGTGTGAGGTGAGTGTAATATCGCAAAAATAAAATTGATTTTCTATTGATTTTTCCATAGAAAATTTCGCCCTTCCCGTTCCGTCATGTCTCGTGCGTCCAGACAGACTTGCGACATCTGCACCGAAACTCGCGCCGTTTCGAAGTTTGTCAGATGCCCGTATTGCTCATACGATGCGTGCGTAGAGTGCTACAAGCAAGTCCTATTGGGATCGATCAACCCGCCCTCTTGCATGCAGCCGGAGTGCAAGAAGCAGTTCTCGGACGATTTCGTTCACGATAATTTCCCGGCGACGTGGATGAATGGCCTTTACCGGTATCATGTCGAGGATACGATGACGAGCAAGGAGATGGCGCTTCTCCCGCAAACTCAGCCTCACATCGATCGTCTGAAAGAGCTCGAAGAAACCCACAAAAAAATGGATCAGATTCGCTGGGAGATTGAAAAAATGAAGTCGGCGTACGAGACGCTTCGTCTTCATAGCTACAATCTCGAAAACCGGCCTGTCGCCGTCCAAAACACCACAACTGTCATTTGCGCGTGCCCGGTAGCCGATTGCCGAGGATTCATTTCGTCTCACCACAAGTGCGGTGTGTGCGACGTGAAGGTGTGCGACAAATGCCACGAGGTCAAAAAAAGCGACGAGGATGAGCACAAGTGCAATGCCGACACAGTTGCGACGGTCGAGGAGATGCGAAAGACGTGCAAGAACTGCCCGAATTGCATGACGGCGATCTACAAGACGGAGGGATGTGACCAGATGTGGTGCGTAAAATGCCATGTCGCGTTCAACTGGCGGACGGGCAAGGTGGAGAAGGGCATCATCCACAATCCTCACTATTTCGAGTTTTTGCGCAAAAACGGAGGGGATGCTCCTCGCAACCCACACGAGGTTCGATGCGGTGGCATGCCTGATCCTCATCGTCTTGGCGATCGTCGAATCGGACTGGCGCAGATTCCGGTGACACAACGATACGGGCGGAGCTACAAATCGGCGGGTACATTGGTCGCGGACATCTACCAGAAGGTCGTTCACGTTCAACGGGTTGTTCTTCCCGGACTTCCGACCGTGATCGACAATGAGACAAACCTCGACCTACGAATCAAGTACATGCGCAACGAAATCGACAAGGACAAGTTTAAGGACACGATCTACAGACGCAACAAGGACCGAAAGAAGAAGCTGGAATATCGCGACGTTCTCGACACCTACTGTAACGTGATGCAAGACCTCTTCAACCGGCTTTTCGAGAACTTTGACGTCAAGGCGTTTATTGAGGCCGAGTCGCGCGTTGGGACGTTTGCAGGCGAGTCGATCGAGCGCCTCAACAAGAAGTACAAGTCGAAGATGGCGGTGCTGGTGGTGTGACGGTGGCTGGTGGTGTGACGGTGTGGTGATGGTGAGTGTGTAATGACGTGTAATAACTATAAAAATGTAAACCTAAAATTTGTGTTTTATGATAAACCTATCATAAAACTTAGAAAGATATCTTGTTCTCTTTATGCAAGAAGTAGTATGCAATGAAGAAGGCGCCTGCTAAATTGAGAGTGGCGTATTGTTTGACAGTCATCATTTTTTGGTCGGGTTGGAAAAGGATGTACGCATTGATAAGAAATATAATGAGTATGCCAATATAATATGAGATGAGATGCTGATCCATTTATATTTATTTATTTTTTTTATACAAAAGAAACCGTTTTTAAGTTTATGGTTTTCCAGAAATCCCACCACATCGTTCCTTCGTACCGATCTTGGACGTGTCTTACTCTGCCCCATTGAATCGATGGTCCCTTCTTATTAATCGTATAAGGCGAATTCTTTGAATATCGCATCATTTTCTTACAATAGCTAATCATTTTCGTGACAGGTTTTGTTTTCTGTGTATTGTCATCAATAAGAACCGAATACAGATCGTAAGTTGTCTTGTCGTAGTTGGACACGCGATGACCTTCCCAGCCCCACTCCATTGGGTTTGTCTTTTTCATTTCTCCGAACAAGGGCTGGATATACCCGACATCAAATGCCATGTAGCATTTGTATTTGGGAGTCGGGTACCTCTTATGGTAGTCGGATATGACCTCGCTTAACCATTTTCCAATTTTACCGCGCTTGCGACGACCCCAGAAAGATGTTGTTGCTGTAATTCCGTCGTATCCCGTATAACCGGGGTCGGCGCACACCCATTTGGTAATTCGACTGCATTCAAGCAACGTAATGAAACCGCCCATATAACACGAACTAAAAATCATAACTGGAAACGATAAATGGTAATTTTCAAATATAGAAATTAAGTCGCAAATCTTGAAGAAGGGAGTGTAGTCTCGAAACCACGACCCGACATTGATTGTCCCGCCGTGCCCCGAGTAAATGAAACCGTCGAACCTATCACACAAATTTACAATATAATCAAGACATTCACGCAACATCAAATTCCAGTCTCGGGATACAGGTCGCATCATATGTATTTTTTCGCTGTTTTCCCATATCCATACGCCGTTATTCGGAGAGTTTATCGTTGGTTGAAGTAAGATGTTGTACATGGTATGCGGTGTACTATTCTTATCCCACTTGATTTCATGCTTGAAAAAACTCATAGAATCCTTCTTCTCCGATGCAATTGTTAGACATAAGTAGGTGAGCATTTATTTTATATAAATAAATGAATTATGGCCATTTGGAAAATATTTTTAAGAATAATTGGCGAAATAATAAAAATGAAAACCATATTTTAAATCTATGATTTTATAATAGAATAGAATGTCCGCCTGTAATCTTCCGTATGATATTGAGCCGCGGCAGCCTCTGAAAAAGGTCCTTGGCGAAGTGTATAACATCACAAAGGAACAACGGTCATTTATGTGGACCAAGAGTGCATATGTAATGTCAACAGTCGATCGGATGTATGACAAATTTAAAAAAGACAAACAAGAATGGATGGGGCAAGTTGTGGTATACTATGAAAAAGACACCAAGAAACGTTACTTATATGACGCACAGCATCGTCTAACGGTCGTAATTCTAGTGTTATTGTCGATCTCTCACGAGTGGCCTGTTGACAGACGCGAAAAAATTCTTAAAAATATCAGCCGTATGGACGACGAAGACAACATCGATCCTTTGGATTCAGATGGTGCTGAACTACTTTCGCAGATTGGAGGTAACCGAATCGCTAATTTGCGTAGTGAATACGAAAATGATTTGAAGGCTTTGAACCAGATTCTTCAAGATGGGGTTACCTCGGATAATGACTCAATGATTGGGACAGCGTACGAAGACGTGCGCGCTTTTATAAAGACGTTGTCTTTGGATGAACAAACTAAGTTTTATAAGTACTGTTTTAACGACATTTACTGCGATATTCAAACCATAACCGATTGGGATTTTATTCCGGAGGTATTTGAAAAAATAAATAACATCGGAATGGAGTTGCCACTTCCGGTAACGGCTAAAAATAAACTCATTTCTCAGCTAGGACGAGGCATGATTCCAGTCTTACGAATTCTATTTGAATCTATCAAGGACGTGTGCGATAAGTATGCTCTTAATCAAAACCATATATTACATGTAGCGGCTTGGTTTCATACACAAAAACATCTTGAAATTAATAAATTTATTCAAGACCCAAATTGTCTTCGTGATAATACGATGGAATCTTACCATAATTTTACAAAGACCGTTCAACACATATTGTCATTGATTCCAATGATTAAGACTCACTTGAATTATTCATTATTGGATAAATTGACAAGTGGTCACGAAATTATGACTACTTGCATACTTCCTTTGTTGTATGCGTATAATGATCGGTTGGATGAAATCATTTCAATTCTTATTGCCGCTTCGTTGAATATCAAAAATGGTAACGGAAAACTAAGTCTAAATAGTAAGAAATTTCAAGTCAAATTGATTCCTATTGTAAATAAGGCAGTGTCAAACGGTGCGTCTTGGAATGATACATCTAAAAAGATCAAGGATATGTTTCGCGAATTTGGCCAACCCAATGAAGAAACGTTCGTGAAAGAGTGGGTAAATACATGTGATAATTTGACTCAACGTAATACACAAATGGTAAAAGCTATTTTGTGCTATATCTGGTTCACAAATGACGCACACGAAACGATCCCTGATTATTCCAAAGTTGATCTGGAACACATTATCCCACAGTCATCCCGTATCGCGAATGGAAAATGTGTCGATAGTTTAGGAAATTTGACGCTATTTCTTGGACCAAATAGCGATAAGGTTAAGGGCAATCGATCGTTGCAAGATAAACCTTTTTCAGAAAAATTACAGATGTATCTTTTGTCGAATATCAAGATGACGCGTGATCTTAACATATACTCATCCGGTTTTGGTAAAGAACAAATCAATGCGAGAGAACTTCTTCTAATTAATCAAATATACACTGCTGTTTCGAAAATATTGTTTGCATAGGTTTCTAAATTTTTTATAATTTTTAACAAATTATAAAAATTGTTTGTATAATATTTGGAATTGCATAAATGCGATTGACGAATTTCGTTGATCTATCAGGTGCGTGAGTTGAGGAAGAAGTATGATTTGAAAACAAAATGGCAACAAATGACGATGATGTGAAACAACGAACAAGGTGATCAGACCAGCATAAAACGTATTAGGGATTAATTTTTATAAGTTAGTTATAAAAATCGGAATTATATTGCAAAGTCTGCCAATCGAATCCGTAACGCCGCCTTTCCGGCCTTATGGATTCCAAAACACTCGATCGTGTGAACCATTCCCTCGATCAATTTATCGCAAATCGGCTGTTCGTAGTAGCTATCGGAAAGCGGGATCCATACCCGAACACCATCGATCCAAAGACATATTGATTTACCGTCTTCATTCGTATCGATCAACGCGTCCACGAGTGTAGGAATTGATTTGAATTTATACGCCAGATTCATTACTATTTCGCGTCTGTGAAATGACTGGATATCGTTCATTCGTTTATTGAGTTGCGCAAGTTCTTCAGACGTAAGTAACTGGCATTGATTGTAGTATAAACATTGGTTGTAAAAATCGGCAAACCGACGAATAGGAGAAGTAGCGTGTGTATACACCCGGTCGTCCATCGAAAAATGGGTTCCAGAAACATCATATCGGGCCGGCATATTTTCGTCCTGAACACGCAACAAGACATCGGGTAGGTTAACAGCCACATACATATTATACTGGATCATGCACCATTCTATAATTTCGGTCGCTTCCCGTTTTCCAGAAATCGTTTCTAGGATGGCTCGGTCTGGGTGGCTTGCAAAATCCTCATACGTTAAATTACCGGTAATGGCAACTTGACGTGGTCCAAACTCGGTCTTTTGCAACTCACCATTTTTATACGTCAAAAAAAAAGAAAGACACGGGTACGTTTTACCCTTTGTGAGGCTAAGCGCGTCGTGCGAAAGAGATGGCGGAAAAATAGGTTTAGTACCAGACTCCCAATATGCCGATGAACCGCGTAAGCGTGCCCAGTTAAGCCAGTCAGGGTGTAGCCGTGCTGCTAAATCTGTAATATGAATCCCGACGGTAGTGAAATCCGACTCGCACACAACTGAAATTGCGTCATCTCGGTCGAGAGTTGAAGCATTATCGACAGTGTATGCTTTTTCGATATTTTTGTTATCGAATGTCAGTTTTTCATCCTTAGCATCCTTAGCATCCTTAAATAACTGTAACGACGGATATTTATAATTAAGCCCGTAGGCTCCTCGAAGTGCTGATAGCTCTGATGCATAGTCGCCAGTCGTCCCGATAATTTCAATTAGTTCGTATGTAATGGGGTGAACTTTTGCCCACATGTCTTTTGTGTACGTTTTTTTTGTGTGAACAATAATTCCAGAGATGTCGGAATTATACCCGAAGAAAGGAATGCCTGTTCCCTGCACTCGGCTTTTTGAGGTAAAACATAATACGCCGTACATCTTTGCAAGTATATATTTATAATATTTATAAATACATTTTTATTTTAGTTGTGCCCGTTTTTTAGCCGATGTCTTTTTTTTAGAGGACCGTTTTTTAGCGCTCGTCGGTCTAAATGCATAATTTTCAAACGTCCACATTATTTCTTCGATATGTTCTTTTATCCCGTCAATTAGACGCCTTAGGCCGTCGATATATAGTAGTCTAATGTTATTTGGTGCATCAGGTGTGTTAATAACTCTGGTAACTTTTATGGCCTCGTCTATTGATTCAATTATACTACCCTTTTTCAGTGTGATTACAAGACCCTTTCGACCAACCTCGGTGTGAACCATATTTTCAATTTGATCACGTATTTCGATAAGGTTTCTTTGTATACTATCAAAATTGTTATTATTCTGCATTAATGTCAAGTCTTTACTAAGAGATACAAGTAACGTTTTGATATCTTCTGCTGCCATTGTTGCCATTCGATATTTTCGTTTTTTTACCGATCTCTTTGTTCTAGTAGACCGTTTTGCCGACTTTCTCGGCTTAAATCCGTATAGGTTGTTAGCGCTCATAACTTGGTTAATAGGGCCTTCGTGCTGTCTAACGATGCGCATCATTACGTCTTCTGTTGGAAGTTGTTCTCCAAGTAATAAGCCCGCATCTCGTATATTCATCGCGTAGACATTTTCCCCTCTACCAAGTGTAATTTGCATAAGTCTTGTATTTGTACTTCCGCCTATACTTTTAAGTATAAGTTTAGCGTTGTTTTTGAGATTGTTAAATCGTGTCGACACTGTTCGTGTTGACGTTACCATTTTTATAATATTATTATAAAAATATTTTTCTTATTACGTATATTGTATATTACATCTCTTACATCTGTTATACATCTCTTACATCTCATATTGCAGCAAAAGGACCGACGCCCGATCTCGGTCACGCACGATTTTCAGTGTTTCCGTCTTGACCGAAATGTCTAGTTTTTGAATGGCATCCGAAAATGCCGCCCTGGCTTCATACGAGATGTAGGAAAATTGGAGAAGATTGGCGATAGATGTCATTGCGCATCTGGCGATTGTCAGATTCTCATGAAACAGATTTTGAACTAGACATTCGACCAGACTACTAGACACATTTTTACGAGGTTTCTCTGTAAAATCGGCCATGCTCTCAAACGACATTATCGCAATGTCCAGGAATTTTCCAGTAATCCTGTTGATTAGATTTTCGGAGTATTCGGTCTCGTCAAACACAGGGAACTCGTCTGTGACCGATAACGGAACGAGCGGCGTAATAGGATTTGCGACCGGACGAGAGTATTTTGCGTAATATTTAGAAGGCGAGTTAGGGAGTATCGAGCCCATTATACCGTTGACAACTTCACGCAAAATATCCATAAACGCAAACGAACATCCAGTTCCGCGATCTGCCACAACATATTTTTCGTCGTTTTCATTTTTGTAAATATTGAAATAGAATTCAACCGATCGATTGTTGACATAGCCGATCGAGTGAATTTCAAACGTTTTTGTCTGAGGGAAAATATCGACATCAAGTTTGCCAAGTGTAGACATGATGGCGTCCATAACTCCGAAGAAGTCAACTTCTTCTTTTAGTTTATATTTATGGATTGCAAACTCAGGAATCGTAGGGATCTCGTAAACGGTTTGGAACGACATGCGTATATAATAAACTATACATAAACTATCCGACACACTTGTAAAATCATTTTTATATATACTTTTTAGCCTGTTCTTGATCAAGTACCCACGCCAGACGATCGGGGTGCCATGCCACTTCCATCAATTGGTATTCGTATTTTTCTTTTGCCGTTTTTGCCAACTTATCGTACTCCTTCGCGATATATCTCTCCCGTCCCAAATCCATATTATTTTTGAACAGATACTTGCGCGCCCATGGCTGAAAATACGAGCGCTTTATGAACGGAACGTTCACATTCGGGTTGCACGACATGCCAAACCACGACCACTGAAATTCCATCCGACTTTCAATATCCTCCATCGTTATATTACGGTGCTGAGAAAGAACGTGCCAATCCCACGGCTTATCGGGCATCGATTTAACCAGCGAAAACGTAAGACCATCGTTATGGCTCATATTTTTCCAGTTCCAGTTAAGGCCCGGATTGGATGCAATGAACTCAATCATATTTGAGTTTAAACTGATCATTTCCAAGTTTTGTAGTTCTGGTAAAAGCCAGCCATATTTCTCGTAAAAATTAAAGTTCATTTTATTGGCGGCTAAGATGTTCCAGTCCCAAAGCCCGTCCACCAGATGCTCTTCAATAAAATCGAGAGATATCGCGGGATTGTCAGTTAACATCCCCCAGTTCCACGGATAGTCGATATTTTCAAGAAAGAAATCGGTCGTAATGTTTGGATTGCACGACATCCAATTCCAAAACTGATCTTTGAAAAAATAACAAAACGTTCCAATATATGTCTGTATAAATTCAAGTGGCGCATGTGGTATAATATATTTAAAATCAAGTTTGAAACTGTTCTCTTCAAGAAAATCAAGGTCTTTCGCGACTGACGGATTTTGAGAGATTGACGTCCAATTCCAATCCAAGCACGGGTTCGCCCTAATAATTGCGGGAGTTATGTTTTTATTGCGGCTTAGTGTCACGAAGTTCCATTTATCAATGAATTCGGGATGATCGATGATAAAATCGATCCTCAAATTGGGGTTGTTTCCAATCGCCGTCCAGTGATTCTTGGTCCATTTTGACAAAATATTCGCCATATCAGGCATGGTAATAAATTCGGGAAGAAAATTGGCGTTGGCTACGATATCAACCCAGTCGCTTATATTGGCGTATCGAGATCTGACATAACTCAGCCACTCTGTATGCCATTTCCTAGTGATTGTTGACATTCTTTTATATACTTTATTCAATCATATAAAATACGTAAATTCAATTTTATATAATATAAAATATGATTAACGTTATGAGTTACAACGTTTCATGGGAAGCACTGGAAGGAAAACAAAGCGCTTCGGCTGACATGACCCATTGCATGAATGCCGACAATAAATGCATACAAAATATTGTATCCATCATCGCACAAAACAAGCCCAATGATTTCATATTGCTACAAGAAATTCGGCTAGATAACGATAACCAGTCGAAGCCTTTCATGGAAAAGATGCGAGAATTGGGCCTTTCAAATATGAGAGGCATCGGAACAAGCGTTGGCAAATATGCCGGTATTATTACAATGTACGACGAAGACAAGTATAAGGTTATAAATGTAGTGGAAGGCGATTTCATTTCGCCCAAGTACGCGCGAGGCCCTCTCTACGGACGACCCTACCTGATTGTCCTTTTTCAGCGACTCACAGACGACCGTATATTTATGGTTATCAATCTTCATGGCCCACAAGTATGGGAAGTAACAGCCAATAAGACAGAAGTCGTGATAAATACAATTCGATCGGAAATTGATAAGATTGGCGCGAATAACGTTATCACTATTATTGGCGGTGATTTTAACATCGATATGAGCCGTTCGTCGACACAACAGACGTACCGACAAATGCTAGACGGCGGTCTGAACGGGTTTGAGCCGGAAGACACATGTTGCGATGATGGCAATACGGGCGGGTATATGGCCGGCAGTTTTGATCACATCGCCGTTTCCAGTCCCAATACAATTACGTACGCGAAATCGCCATCTTACGCACAATACTGGTTACGAGGCAAACCAATGATGTCAGACCATCTTCCCCGTGTTGCCCATATTTCGATTGTATAACCTAAAATTGATTTTCATAAAAAAATTTGTGAAAATTTTATAACAATGAGTGAAATATGCCAAATCTGCAAGTACCCTCGATTCGCCGGACGTGTTCACGCCTGGTGCAAAGAGGGTAAAAATCTCCAAAAGTTTACCGTAAAGACTCTTGCAGGTGACTTAATTGTTATAGACATCGATCCTGCAGATGGCGGAATGGCGCTTCGACAGAAAATTTACGAAAAACACCCCGAATTTCCAGTGATGAGACAGGCCTTGGTTTACAAACCAGATGGCGGCGAGTCGTCTCGTCGTATTATGAAGGCCTCTTCAGACGACGTGATAGGCCTCTTCATACAATCAGATGATATAGAAGAGACGTGCGCGCCCGAGTCCTATGTATACGACTACCCAGGAAAGCCGACCGTTTATAAGATGACATATAATGCTGATGACGTATGGGCCGATGGAATTGGGAAGATGCAAATCTTCTCAAAAGAGGTGGACGGTAAATATGTATGGTCCAGTGTAAGCGGGTCGGACGAATGGTTTAATTCGATCGAGGAGATGTTTGAAGACTATCGCAAAACCTATAAGCAGATTACTGACCGGCAAATAGAGAACCTGATTCACTTATGGTGGGTCTACAACTAAATAATTTCAAAATCAGTTTCGGGTTTTGAGTCGGCGATGTCATTTGTGTCATTTGTTTCATTTGTATCATTTGTATCATTTGTAATTTTTATAGCTTGTAGGTTATTGTCCGGATCGACAATTCCCGCGTCGATCAATGTATCGCTTTTTACCTGGTCTGGTGTGACAGCCTTCGGGCTGAGAGTTCTGAGATCGGTTAATTCCGTATCAACCATTTTTTCGTTATATTCGTGTTTTTCATAAATACAATTGCCCATTTGTTATCTTTACATTTTTTTAGATCTAAAAAAATGTTTATAGTGTAAATTTTATACAAAAACGATGACCCCTAAACACGCTCAAAAAATATTATACACCAAAGGCGGTTGAGTTAACAGGTGCACAATCCTTCAACCCTAAATTTTTACAAGATTGGAGCGGCGCAACGCCTTTCATTTGTTCTTTTACAAGTTTTTGAGAATTCATCAGAAAAGTCTGAACGCAAACCACTCTCTGGTCATCAAGCTTTGTCGCATCATTGCACGACTTAACCGATGTCAGCGCAAATTCCGCTGCATTGTTTGACGGCGTTTTCAAATCCAATTGAAGGGCTTGGACACACACAGCGCACTGCAATACTGGCGCCGCATGATTGCCGATAATCATAGGACTCTCACGACTAGCGTAGGCGGTCGAGAATGTAGAGAATGCAGAGAATGTCGAAAATGTAGAGAATAACGCGAAAGCGCCAAAAAGTAAGCGAAGCATTTTATATATTATTATATATTATTATATAATAATTATAGGTTTTCGTAAATGTAACTCTTAATTCGGTCTCAACTATTTTTTAGTTATATTCATTAAAAATACAATTTCTTTATTTTTTTAGATCTAAAAAAATGTTTATATCTAAAATATCTAAAATGAAAAACGTCTTAATTACAGGAGGCTGTGGATTTATCGGTTCCCACTTTGTCAACGAAATGGTCGTAAAGTACCCCGATGTCTACTTTATGAACATCGACGCAATGTACTACTGCGCATCTTTATCCAATGTAACCGTATCAAATTACCCAAACTACCAATTTGTACACGGCAATATCAACGACTACAATCTCATCGCCTACCTCCTGACCTCTAAAAATATCGATACAATCGTACACTTTGCAGCCCAATCCCACGTCGACCAGTCATTCCTAGAATCGTTTAAGTACACAGACGACAACGTAAAAGGAACTCACACCCTTCTAGAAGCCGTTAAGAACGTAAATCGCGATATCCTGTTTCTACATATGAGCACCGACGAAGTATACGGTGAATCCGGTATAGACTCCGACCCCAAACACGAGAAAGATCTTCTTTGTCCAACCAATCCATACGCAGCGTCAAAAGCCGCCGCAGAAATGTTTGTACAATCCTATCAACACTCCTTCAACTTGCGTACAATTATTGTTAGAGGTAATAACGTATATGGGCCAAACCAATATCCAGAAAAACTTATCCCCAAATTTATCCAAACACTTCGAAAGGGCGAGAAGTGTACCGTCCACGGCCGAGGCGACTCGTTGCGCAGCTTTATCCATGTATTTGACGTATGTTCGGCAATCGATACGATCTTGTCAAAAGGAACCGTCGGAGAAATTTATAATATCGGAAGCGATCCTGAGAACGAACGGTCAGTAATGGAGGTCGTAACACAACTCGTCAGTCTAATAAAAGCGGATCATGATATCGCGCCGTATGTAACCTATGTTCCGGATAGGCCATTCAATGACAAACGGTATTTCATATCCAATTCGAAACTAAAACGACTCGGATGGAAACCTACCATCACATTTGACAAGGGTCTTGAAAATATAATATAAAATGTGGCTAGTTTTTGAAAGCCTGAACGCAAACCACTCGCTGTTCGTCGATCTTTTTCACATCAGACTTAACAGATGTCAGTGCCGGCGTTTTCAAATCCAATTGAAGGATGCGGTTCTCGCGAATAGAGTAGGATGTCGACAATAACGCAAAAGCGATGTGAAGCATTTTATATTATAATTATATAATAACATTATTCCAAACTTATATTTTCTGGCGTGCTTCCTATAAATCGTTCTCGATTATGTTGCATGTTGATTTTGTATTTTTGTTCTATACAAATCAAGGGCATCGTAGGTATTTACCGTGGGCGATACTGTTGAAACCGGAATATTAGACGCGTTTATTCCAACAAATGCTTTAATTACAGAGTTTAGAATATTATCGTATGAGGAGGATAACTTATGAATATAATCAGAATACATAATAGCGATATCACGCATATTAAGGATATCAATATCACTACTATTACTACTATTACTACTACCAATGATTTGATTAATTTGATTATTCGAAGATTGCGCAAAATTAGTCATTAATGTGCTATAATTAGGCGCTAAGATGATTGCATCAGCTTGTAAATTCAGATACAGTTTGTATAAAGCCCACGCATATTTACTATCATAATTTTTGGGTAATCCTTTAGAAATAGCTGTTTTCCCCCAAGAATTTGCCAGATTATCTATAACATTATAGTAAGCCTTTGCAAATGAATTGTAAACATCGTGGGTAGATATTACTATTGGATCTTCATTTATTTTACCAATGTACATTGTGTAATCGTCGTTCAGACATTGAGAAGTTTGCACTGTGATTAAACTATGTAAACCATAATTTGTGGGCAGCTTTTGGTTGTTTAAATAGCTTACATCTGCTAAAATACGATTAGATTGCGATGGATCAACATTTTGAGTCTCGATTACAACTGATGCATAGGTAACGCCTAAAAGTCTAGTTACTGAGCTACAATACAAATTCCATTGATTATTAACATACGAATTCCATCTGTTCCTGGCCAGTGTACTAAAGGTTTTAGTATAGGCATCCCGCATTAAACTAAAAAATTTATAAAGTTCAGTTGTATCAAAATTATTTAATACGTTAAGCTCCGTTGATACGGACGAATTTTTTGAATAGACATCGTACAACATATATTGGTTATAAACATCTACCAATACTTTATTGATAATAGACTTATCCTGAATTGGTAATGGAGTAGGCGTGACGGATGGGTTAGAGGATACACTCGAAGGTGCGGTTGTTGACGCAGCCGCCGTTGGCATAAAATTACCGTTTATAAAAACCGCAGTTGGAGCGGGCGTTGTTGGACCCACTGTAACATTCGTTGGTTGTGAAGCAGGTGTAACACTCGAAGGCGCGGCATTCGTTTGAGGAGTTAGAGATGGAGTAGACGCTTGTTTACTGTAAATGTAAACGCAAACACCAATAATAGTAAATAGTATTGCGACAATGATTATCGTATTCATTTATAAAATATATAAAATATATTTTATCTTTTTGAGTTACGAAAGGTTTTCGTAAAACGACAACGCGTCCTGACTACAAAAAATTTTATGTGGTTGGTACGCCTCCAAAAATAAGCCTTCCAGACTTCTAACACGCGATAGCGCCACATAACTCATACTCGTCTCAAACACCGAATACCCAATATCGATCACCGCAAAGTCCAATGTCGACCCCTGAACCTTATGTATCGAAAGTGCATACGCCAAAATAAATGGGAATTGCATCACCTTGAACAACACCTTCCCATCCTCTTCCGTGACAAATTCATGGCGTGTAAACCCCATCTTGTTGCCATTCAGAAACTCGACCACCAACGACCCGTCCTGGTAATCGCGCACAATCCCTCGGCTCCCATTCACCAGACCTGCATCGCAATCCAGATTTACCGTCAACATCACTTGCGCGCCCACTTTGAGGTACAGAACATTGTAGTTCTCTTTAATGTCAAGATCAGTTTTCTTGCGTTCATCGCTCTCGTATTTCTCGTAGGCTTCGCCCTTCACAACCATCGGACGAAACAACAACAACTCGTTCGGGTTCTTCTCCAATTCCTCCATATTTTTTTCATGGACATCGACTTTCTTGCTATACAAAAAAGTCGGCCGGATGGTATCCGCATTTTTTTCGTCGTCCTTAGACGCAATGTACTCCTTGTAGGCAAAAAACCGCTTATACAGCTCTTTATTGTCGTCAGGAGTATGGCGCGCCATACGAATTCGTTCCAACATTCCGGTATAGTGCGGATCCTTGACGCGATACATCTTCGTCAGGTAAATCGTTTTTAGCTGCAACGCCTTCCACACATCGGAATGGAAACAAAATTTATCATTGACCGGTGGAAGCTGTAAGAAATCGCCCGTAAAAATAATCTGGATCCCTCCCATTACTGTCGTGCGGCCTCTAATACGCTGGAATACAGCGTCCATCATTTCCAGATAATTCTCGCCAAGCATACTAATCTCGTCTATCACAAGAATCTCACACTCGTGAATACGCTTCATGGCATTCTTATTTTTGCGCACCTTTTTAAGGATACTCTCGATATTGTCACGCGGTTTCATCGCACCTATTCCCGAAAACGAGTGGATAGTCTGCGCGCCCAGATTGAAGGCGGATACGCCGGTCGTTGAAGTAACCGACATTTTGGACGGCTCGTCACCCGAATACTCAGCTTTTAGTTGGTTGATAAAGTACGATTTGCCAACACCACCCGGTCCCGTCAAAAATATATTGTGACCCTGGAAAACATATTCTTTTAGTTGCTGGTATTCCATAACTAGATTTCTAGTAATCAAAATCCCCGTTCGAAAAACCAATTTTAAAATAAAAATGGTTTTATAAATATATAAAAAATAATATGAATATTATGTCAAAAAACGTCGATGATATGGAATTAGATGAAAAAAATAAGGAATTAAGTCTATCTCCACTTCTGAATGGTCTCAGCGGCCTGAATTTTTTAAATCCAATTGACGTCTCATCTCTGACTGACAACCCCTCCGAATTTTTACAAGAAATCAGCGATGCCTTCGACGAATATCGCAGACACGGTGCCCGCTCTTCCAAAAAAGTAGACAAATTGCACGCCAACCTCGTAAAATGGCTTGAAAAATCGTGTGAACTATCCGGTGAAAAAAACAACTGGTCATTTGTAATGGAAAAGACACTGCCATCATGCAACGCAAGCGGCGAAAAGCGTTGTGATATCACCGCAATGTACAACGGAAAACCCTCGATTGTTTTCCCCGTTAAATTTATCATGTCCAATTACTACCAAAATAAAAATAACGGATGGGAGGTATTGACGGGCGAATGCTGCCATCTGAAATGGGCAAACGACGACCTTCGAATTGTACCCGTCAATATCATGTTCAATCAACTTCCTTACCTCGATAAACTTTCTATCATCAAAAAGTGGGAAGATATTACCTACTCGAAAACATTCAAGATCATTGATACACTCAAAATCAAAGGCGTAGTAACAGACACCATTAATTATATCATCGACGTACACCAGGACTCTAAAATCGGCGAGAAGTACGACAAAACGCCGCGAATGATCGGGTTCAACCGCGATACTCCGTACAGGCCATACGCCGCGTTTGCGTATCTATGGAAAATATAACTTTTTTGTTTCTATTCTATTATTAATTTCTAAAAAATTTATAGATACTATTTCGTAAAAAATATAAAAACGCGATTCACGTTTTTATACATTTCTTATATTTCTTATATTTTCATTTTCTAAAAAAATTTTAAATCAACACACACACACAATTGAATTTTTTATTATGATTGTGTGTGTGTGTGTCTTAAGAAAATAATAGACTTTCATGTAGTCATTGACGACATCTTCGAACGAAATACCGTATTGTTACGGTTCAAATTCGCGTACTCACTCACCTTTGCGCTAAACACTTCCGTTCGCTGCACATTTAATTTTGGGTCATCCGTAGTCCACCCTTTACCGGCCTGCTCCAACCCAATCTTGATTACGTCGCCTTTCACCAACGATTGAATCAGTTTCTCAGCCTTCATATCGCGCACAGTATCGCCGTTCTCGTCCATAAACTCAACCATCTGACGACTCGGGTCCACGCACCGGTATATCAGATTTCCTGCCTGATTCTTCAACATCTTATCCACCACAAACGAGGCCAAGCCGGCTTGCCCGGCGTACACCACATTGTAGTCGAGTTGCTCCGTAAGAACCTTCTTAACGTGCTCCTGCGACAAATTCAACACGTTGTTATTGGTTGTCACAGTAATATTCGTTGTGTTGTTTGTAGTAGTTGGTACGACGGGCTGTGAAGGCTGAACGTGGTTCGAGGTCTTTACAACTTTTGATTCTAGGGCAATGGTTGTCACGGCCGTTTCCAACTTCTCCAGCTTAGCGTCTAATTTGGCTTCCAGTTTTTCTAGCTTTGTTTCAAGTTTGCTGATGTATTCGTTCTTCTCTTGCAATTTTTCTTCGATTGATCCGATATAGATATTTTTCTCTTTTAAGAGGGTCTCCATTTCGTTTAGAATTATTTCTTGCTTTTTATAAACTTCAAATTGACCTTTTACTTTTTCATACTCATTTTTTTGTTTTAATTTACATACCTTTATTGTATGGTCAAGAAGTCGCTGTTGGCACGTAAATATTTTTTGACAATGATCACACTTAAATTCGGTATTGGTTTTACCTTGGATATTGAGACAATATTTAGTATTTTTTTGGTGAATGCTTAAATTTTGTTTGGTGGTAAATGTTTTTTTACAAAAATCACATTCCATTTATATAAAGAAAAACAATAATTTATTAACAATTTATGTTAATAAAATGCTAATAAATTGTTAATAAATGTTAATAAAATGCTAATAAATTGTTAATAAATTTTTCTTACAAAAACTGGATGCAATTGTCGATTGTATTAGTAAAGAAAGATTCGTCTTTATCTTCCGGTAGAATGAATCGGTCTCTATTGGCCTGTTCGCGATACGGTCGTAGTTTAGATAGAACCATGGTTTCGGCTGTGTCCATGTCGTCTTCGTTGCAGCATTCCCGGTAGTATACAACTGTATGGTCGGAAGTCTTATTGTAGGTGCTCAATCTATTAGTGAGATTTTTGGCCTTCCCGATGATGTAGGTACGGCGTTTGAAATGATCTTCGGTCGTAAGCATATAAATCACGTTTTTCTCAGGGTACTCAATACGGCGTTGTTTACTAAGACAGACGTTTTCTAGTTGTTTAATACGATGGTCTTTTATGCGCATATTGTGCTCTTTTTCACGTAAAATGCTAATATCTATTTCAAGCGAACCTTGGTTGAATAGAGTTCTAACCCACTGACTGATTTGAATAGCGAATTTAGGCGAAATCCACTGGGCAAGTTGAATAGATAAATCAGGGTGAATCCATGAACCTTGGATAAATTTAGAAGTTCGGCCACGATTTGACTCTACTAAAAGTGATACGGGAATTCCCGCTTCACTTGATAGTTCCTTTATAAGTTCATTTGTTGTGTCTAAACGAAACCAATCATTGAACTTCTTTCCACCTGCTTGGCATAGCTGAGTAGAGTTAACGTAATGATCAAGAGGTCGAGATGAAATTACGACGTTATTAAGAGTGATATTGGTGTATTTAATTTCGTCTTCTTCGACTTCTTCAATGACGATTGAACTCATTTGTTCGCCAAGCGGCATAAGCGGGATAGAATTAATATGCTGAATATTTTCACTATTTTTAGACTCTGTCTTTTTATTTAATTCAAGCGACGTGGCTATAGTAGTTACAGCATTCTCAAATTTATCTAGACGTGTTTCAAGCTTTGTAATACACTCATTTTTTTCTTGTAATTTTTCTTGGTAGTAGCTGTCTTTTTCTTGTAATTTTTCTTGGTAGTAGTTGTCTTTTTCTTTTAGGGTTTCTTGGTAGTAGTTGTCTTTTTCTTTTAGGGTTTCTTGGTAGTAGTTGTCTTTTTCTTTTAGGGTTTCTTGGTAGTAGTTGTCTTTTTCTTTTAGTTTTTCTTTTTCAATTCGTTTAAGCTTTACAATTTCATTTTCCAATTTTTTGAGTGTAAGATTAATTTCAGCATCTTTTGAACTTTCTATTTTTTTCTTTTTCTCTTTGCACGATACAATGTGAATATCAAGTGATTTTTGCTGAGTTAAAACCTTTTGACAGTATTCACATGTAAATTTACTTTCATCTGCATTATCACCTTGTAATTCTAAACAAAATTTAGCACTTTTTTGATGAGCACTTAAATTGCTTTTGGTGGAAAATGTTTTTTTACAAAATTCGCATTCTATATCCATTCCTTTCTTTTATATTATACAAGAAAAATTTATAAATAATTATAAATTCACTAGAAAGTACCAAATCGTTGGTATACTAAAAAAGTGATACAGGAATTCCATGGGAGAAACCCGAGAAAGCTTCTAATGCGGGTTGACTTTGATTCCAAGACAATACGGATGTTTTAATTCGTTAATTTTAAAAAAAAAATAATAATAAATGGCTTTCAATTCTATTTATATGATCGTCGCAATTCTTATTATAATATCAGTGATTTACTATATGTATTCGTCTGAATCATATTCCGGTGGTGGTCAACAGATCGCGCCTCTTCCACCAAATTTAACTGTGCCGATAACTCTAGTTATTGTTGACGATAACGGCAACATGTCAACACAACAAGTAACACCGCCGTCCCTCGATCCTATTCCTCTTTCGTCTAAAATTGTATGCGCCGATCGATACGGTAATATATCAGTTATGTCTCCTGCAGATGTGTATGCTAAGCCTGATAATCCGGCTTTTCAAATGATGAAAGGGTTACTAACGATCGATGCAAGTGGCAATTTTTTACCAGTCACGACTACCCGATTTAATCCATGCATGGCATATAGATTAAATAGCGATACTGAATACAGTATGCATGGAACCCCCGGATTAGGTGCTGATGGTAAACCAACATGCACATGCTATGCTAATACTAATTGGGACGGTCATGACCCCGGTAAAGGGTGTTCTTTGTGCGATAGAACGACGACTTCGACTGGGCTTGTCGCAGGTCAATACGGAAACTATGCCGGATCAAACTGTCAATACAGTAGAAGAGTTGATTGCAACGACCACGGCAAGGTAAATTCATCGGGCAAGTGTACATGCGACGACGGCTATGTTGGTAGTAAATGTCAATATGGTCCTACGTATTGTAGCAATAGGGGTGTAGTTACCGTAGATGGGTCCGACAACCCCTCTTGTGTATGCACGGGTGGTTATAATCCAGCGACACAATGCAAGGACCTAATTTGTACGTATGTATCATCTCCAACCGAACAATCATGTGCTGTATATGATAGAAACGATAAAACCAAGCACACTACTTTGAATTGTTTTGATGCTAGCGGTAAACTTTCACCCAACGGAACAGTGTTTTATGGAGACTACACGTGTAAAACCGTAAATGGTTTTCAGCAGTGTGGTTACGCAAATGCGAATCCTGCTCCAATAGATAGTGCCGGCAATCATGATAATCAATACGCTTATGGTTGTCCTGTATTGCCGCCGCCAGTGTGGACGTATAATAGTGATACTGGCCAATATACAAGGAGCTGAAACATTAATTGCGGCTATTATAATATTATAATACTACGCCAAAAGACGCTTATGGTTGTCGTGTAAGGCAAGTACACGTATAATTTCATAATTTCTATTTATGAAATTCAATCGTATATCCGTCGTCAACTGATAAGATGTGGAATAATGATAAGATCGTTGTCAATATTTTTTAATATTTTCTTTGATGATTTTCAAACGTGATGGAAAGCATTTCCTGTTTCTTGAAAACACGGCGTTGACCTTACACGAAACAATTTTAAATGATCCCAAACCGCCGCATAAAAAACATATCACTTTATCCTCTCGCTGTAATAAGGAGAACTGCGGAAAACCGTTATAGGAAATTAAAGAAACACTAGATATTTTAACGGAAGCTTCCTCCATTTGATCGGGGTTCTTATATCGCAATAGTAATTTTTTTAAGAAAGAAGAGGGGAAATTCCGAGACGATCGTAGAGTTTCATTTTAATTATATATAATAAGTGGCATACGTTTACACAACATTTTTCAAAAATATATAATTTTTATATATTTTATAAATGAATGCGATAGTCATAGCCGTAATACTATTTACTATTATCGGAGTTTGCGTTTACATTTACAGTAAACAAGCGTCTACGCCATCTCCCACTCCTCAAGTCATTCAAACGACTTCGCCAACTCCTTATTCAAATGTTATGCCCTCCTCTTCATCTAGCACGACTATTGCACCCGTAACGGCTGCGCCAAATACGGTTGCGCCAAAGACGGTGGCTGAACCAACGCCATCCGCGACTCCTTTTTTTCAGACTTATACACCAGCACCTAAGATTAACTGTGTTGTATCTGACTGGACTGACACGAGCACTTGTAATGCTAAGTGTAACAGCACTGGAACTAAAAATCAAAAACGGACAGTCACAACACAGTTATCGAACGGCGGTGATGCATGTCCAGTTCTCGAACAGAGTGTCTCGTGCACAAATACCACCCTCTGCCCAGTAGATTGTGTGATGAACGACTGGACTGACACTAGCACTTGTACAGGTAGTTGTGGCAACGGTATTGGTACTAAAACTCAATCACGAACGGTCAAAACAGCTGAGTCTAATGGAGGTAAATGCGACGTTTCTCTTACACAGACTATCTCGTGTACAAACAATACCCTCTGCCCAGTAGATTGTGTGATGAACGACTGGACTGACACTAGCACTTGTACAAGTAGTTGTGGCGGCGGTACTAATGGAACTAAAAATCAATCACGAACAGTCAAAACAGAGGCGTCCAATGGAGGTAAATGTAATTTTCCTCTTACACAGACTATCTCGTGTACAAATGCCACCCTCTGCCCAGTAGATTGTGTGATGAACGACTGGACTGAC